TCCTCGGCAAAAAGGCTGGTTCCGTTGCAACCTTTTCCATTGCTGGTTTCTGTGGTACGACTGGTACGCTTACGCAGCTCACTAACAGCATCGACAAGCTGATTATTAATATCTTTGAGTTGAGCATCTTTGTCTTTCCTTATTTGGTCTGCATCAGATTGGTATTGGTGTTCCTTGTCCCTAATAGTCTTTTCCGCTTTACTTTGCTGGTACGAACATCCATTGACAAACCCACCGCAAAACAAGGTTATGGCTACCAATGCGTAAATAGCGTATAGGTTCATCTAAAACCGCTTATTCTTGGCGAAAATACGAATGTGCTTTGCCAGCTATCAGGTTTAGGTTGGACATTGTCATCCACCAAGCCCATGATATTCCAGCCCAGATTAACCAAAATGCAGCGATTAGTATTAGCGATACGCTTAATATAACGAAACTGAAACAAGCCATTAGCTCGAACAAAACAGTAACCAGCTTTTGCGTTATCGTTGTCTTTAATGGTTTTATCGCCATATACAGTCGTTTCGTAAGGTGCGTTTAAGTATCTAAGAGCAAAAGAATAGCAAGGGTTACGCCATAACCACTTTACTTTAGCCCAATATGACCGACCAGTAATAGACTGGAATGTGGCATCCCCATCTAAGGAGTTGTCAGGAGTCATAAACCAGTTAAGCCATGTAGGTAATCTTGGCCCAATTCCCCAAATACTGTGATTGTCTAACCAGCCATCCATCTGCTTTGCAAATAAAGGCATGACAGGAGCTATTAGAAGGCTTAAAAGCTGCTGTAGAAACAGAAGAAAAGCTCAAGTTTCAGCTAATTGGAGCGCAGTTAAGGGTAGACATTTGGAGAACTAACCAAGCTAATAACCGATTTATTGAAAAAGCTACAGCATGAACGAACCCAAGACTTTAAGAGAAATAGCGGAATCAGAAGGCATTAGCCATCAAGCTATTACTGAAATCATTGAAAGAGCTATGAAAAAGTTGCAAAAAGAGTTGGAAAAACGAGGTATAAAAATGGAGGATTTACTATGAAAGAGAGCAATGTCATTCAAGACCAAGATGGAACTTTTACTATTAATGTTCAAGGTAAAGCGGAAATTACTTATTCAGAACCCATCCCTTTTTTGGGCATATATGAGGAAAACATGGAAAATGAAAAACTAGCCGTAGCCAAGAACAGCCAGTTTAAGTATTCATCAGGGGCAGATGTCCAAAAGCTATGGAAAGCCTATGGTTGGACACCACCCTCTACTTATCGCAATGACTACCTGTTTAAAGCAAATAGAATAGCTTCAGGACTTTCTAAGTAGCCATTTCTAAGGCTTTGTCCTTAACTTCTTGAACCCTTCTAGACCATCCCTTACCAAATACAGGGAAGGCTTTTAGGGATTCAAGAAACTCTAATCTTTTAGCAGAAAATAACTCAATGATTCTTGTTGGGTCTTCTTCTGCTTTTTTTACGAGTGCAGCAGTAATGCTACCGAAACCACCATCAGGAGTAGCCCCAACAGAAGACTGCAATAACTTAATGGCCCTTCCGACCCCTGAATTAACAGCGACATCGAAAACGCAATAGTCAAGACCAGATATAAGCTCATCAGCTCTGCAAGCATCCCAGTATTTCCTTTTATAGAGTGGAGCTACCATTGTAGGAGTTAGGTTACGCATTTCCTTTTCAGCAACATCATGCCCTACCCATTCTTCCCATACTTTTTTGGTAACGCCTAGATTGGTCATGCCACCTGGGTCATCAGGATGGTTTACAAATCCACCTTCATGGACTAATAGCATTTCTAAGCATTTTTCAAAGTTACTGTTCATCGTTTTGACCTATTTTGATACCTGTAATTAAACCAATAAAACCGCCTACAATAGTCTGAAACGCTGGGGACAGCATTTCAAAGACCTTATCATTGTTCACTTTGTCATGGAATAGCCCAATAAGCATCACCATAACCATAGCCATTAAGATTGCAGCCAACGATATTGTGGCTACCATTGTCATCTTTTCTGAATGTTTCATTTAATCGCCTCATATTGCTTGTAACAGACTTGTAGCCCTACTCTTATTTCGTCTGCTCTGGCAGCTTCCCTAACAAGAAATTCTGCATCCTCGGCAAAAAGGCTGGTTCCGTTGCAACCTTTTCCATTGCTGGTTTCTGTGGTACGACTGGTACGCTTACGCAGCTCACTAACAGCATCGACAAGCTGATTATTAATATCTTTGAGTT